TCTATCCGATGAACTTGCGTATTACCAAGTATACCCCTCGCCGGATTGAACATTACCCATTAAGTAATTAATATCACGGTTAGAGTAGTATGAGGCCCCATCTATATTCGGGGGCGTATCCCTCCAGTCAGACAGAGGGAAGTAGTTATCAATGGACACAGCAGCAATGTTGCTGTCCGCCCAAAGAGAATCGAGGTGGAAGTCCACATCCCCCGAACCATCACCGGGTTGAAACCCAAACCATTCCGTCCAATCCGCGCCGTAAGTGAGTTGTGCAGCGGGCAAGAGGGCCTTCACGTCCACCGCCAAGGCGATGAGCGCGGTAACGAACGGGTGGCTCCCAGGCGCGTCCCTGAGCCACGTGAGCCCACGTAGCTCCGTACCAAGGAGAAATATCTCCACACCCCCGGCAGAGGCGCACAGGGCCGCATAGTGCAGCACCATCGTGCGATACTGCGCCACGAACGCCGCGACCTCGATAGCCACCTGCGACGTTTTGTCGCTAGTCGTATATTGCTTCGTGATCCGGCCGCGCCATGGATAGACCGGCTGGGAGCTGCTACCATCGAGCGGGTTAGGTAGAGAGTTACCCGAAGCAATGTCCATAAGTATGAAGGGGGTAAAGGCTACACTTAGACCACGGGTGTGCATATCCCGTATGGCAGCGACAACCGAAGCGTCATCTGGCGTACCCCCAAAAGCCGAGTTGCCATCCACCGTGGAGACTAAATGAGCTGTGGCGCGCGTATAGCCCGCACAGCCCCACTCGTGGGGAAGCTCACCGATGACAGTAGCCGAAGCTACTCCTGGTAGTAGTGTACAGGAATTAGCCCTAAGGTCATTCCCATACCAAGTAACATAGAGGTTAGCGAACTTAGTACTGGGGGCTTGCGCTTGAAGATTATCTAGTGAGTTCTTCCAATCACAGGCCGCTGCTCCAATACGGTCCCTACCCGCAGTATAGGCTACCGTCCACTGAGCTGAAGGGTAAGCACTATACCCATTCTGAGTCTGGATAATTTCCACACCAGCAGAAGTAAGGTCTCGAAATACCTCATAGGGAGCATAGGCCCACTCGGTAGCGGCTGGTATCATTGTAACCGCTTTTATTCGGGTAGGGCTGTTAGCCACTGGTGTGGATATGTTAGCCTTAAACCGGGCCGGTAAGGAACCTATCCCCCAAGTAGTGCCAGACTGATAACCCACCCCATACACATACCCAGGACCAACACCATAACCAGGACTAGCAGGATTGTAGCCCGGTCCAGGAATGTAGCTAGTCTGATTATTAACCCCTAAACTTGGCAGCCCAATAGTGTAGCCAAGCTCTTTAACCCTTGTGTTTACTCCACCTATTTTAAGTCCACTAGAGGCAGGGCCATTACCAGTAAAGAATGCCTGTTTAAATACAATAGGCTCATTATAGGCTAACTGAAAAGTAGAATAACCTATATTGTACCTACCGGGGTCAGTATTCCCCCACACAAAATCACCCCATATAGCTGTCCCCCAAATAGCAGCCACAGGAGAATTAGGGTCAGTAGTATGCGTGATAGAAGTAGCAGCTATAGTGTTGTTCAGCTCATCTACAAAGGCAAATGTGTAATCATCCGCCGTACTACCAGCCAGCCCTATGGTTTGCTCAATGACCTCGTGCATAACCATATCATCAGCAGCGGGTAGCAAAGGAGTAACTAACTGCCACTCCATACGAGTTCCATTCTCCACATACACATCGAAAGAAGTAGGAACTACATTGGACCTATGCAACTCACCCAGTACACCCACGGGGGATATAATAAAGGAATTACCAAAGCCACTAACAAGAGAAGCCGGGAACGTATGCGGACCGCTCCATACTTTCCTAGAAAGATGGTACATAAACTCATACAGAACAGTACCAGTAGCATAGGTATTAGGTATATTAAACCTAATAACATCCCCGGCATAGGCTAGGGCTATGCGTGTAGATATAGCTACATAGTCAAATATCCTGTTTAAGCCTTGCCCCCCTACGCCTAATGGATCACTAACAAGCCCGGTAGGGGCAATAAATCTAACCCCCTCGGGAGAAACAAAGCAAAGGCCCTGTGGGGTGGAACAAATAGAGTTCTGGGAGTATGTACCCGTAGCCACCTGTAGCTGATTTAGCGCTAAATTACTCAGCGCCGCATCGCCCGTTATCTGATATATAAGGTATGAGCCAGTAAATACAGTGAGAGCCTGTATAATACCACCCTGTGTTTGGTTCACAAGCGGCATGCCCGCCATAGCGGTAATAGTTTGGTTAGTACCCAGCGTAATAACTTGAGTACCCGCAGTACAGTTAGTGGGGTTTGTAGTATCCGAGAATACGAGCGCATTCTCCACGGCATACCAAGCTCTACCACTGTATAGGGCTATGCTTATGGGTTTAGCCGGAAGAACTACTGCCCCAGTTAGTGTACCAGCGCTCCATGCTGGAGCGGCAGGATTATTAATATCCAGAACACCAAAGAAGTAACCACTTCCCTCGTCAAATCCTTGGTGGGCTACAAGTATTTTACCCCCTACTAGGGACATAGTAGGAGGTATCCAATCCCCAGAGGTAGCTGGGGAGACAGGAGTATTAGCTGAAGTCACCCCCGTAACAGTTATAAACAAGCCAGAGGGTATGTCGTAAACAAAAGGCTCATCCCTACCCGCGTTTCGGGAACTGGCTATCATTCCGTAAATGCGAGTACCGATTATTAGCTGGCAAGAAATGAAGCCAGGATTGGAGAAAGCATAAAAGTCTGTAAGCTTCGCAGCAGCGGGACGACACACCCAAAGGCCCTTAGCACCGGGGTCAGGAACGAGATTAGACAAGGAAATCATGCAGCCGGGAAAGCCTAAGTCCGCACTAACAGCATCACTTAGCCCAGCTATTTTCCAAGAAACTGGCCTACTTTTACGAAGTGCCATATCCTAGAAACCCACTTCCTTAGTATTTTTAAGCAAATCCCAAGGAGTAGAGAACCTATTCCTATCGAGCTTAACTCTTAGTACAGTGCTCTCCATATCGCGCTGCATCGTAATCCACTTACTTAAAAGCTTTCTAGCCCTATCATGGAAATTATTTACCCGGTCATCATCGGATATGTCCATCATCCTAGCAGCTAGCTCCCATATAAGATACTGCTGTAGGGGAAAATTAGGGGTCACAGCAGAAGTCTCAGGAGCAGCCATATCCGCCGCTAGCTTCTCATACCGTACAAAGACAGTATAAGCCGCATTAGGGGGAGGCCAAAACATAATCTGAGCTGGGGATGTACTATCATCTACTGCATAGAACAATAATTGGGAGTTGAAGCCCGTAGTAGTTATAAGCTGGTCAAACTCACTTAACTGCTTTTGAATAAGCGTATAGGGCACCCCAGAGATAAGATAAAAACACTCATCTGCTAGAACGCGAAGATGATCGGGAGCAAGGTTGTAATAAGGAATATTAGAGGTAACAGTATTCCCGACTGGAGTAGCTGTATTTATAGACCAAAGCCCCCGATTTACCTCAAGGTCATTAATCTGGGAAAGCTCGTCCAGGATGACATTAAGAAACTGCCCGGCTTGCGCGAGCATGCCGGGCGTTTTCGCGGTAGCGCAAGCCAGATTAATTATTTGGGCTGCTGTCAGGGCCAAGGCGTTTCTCCATCTGGGCAAGGTCAAGCAGCATAGCCTCATGCCTAGCCATGGACTGCTTCACACTATTGTCAATAGATAGGAGCTGTTGCGTAACTGGCTTAGCCACTTTGCCACTACCAGAACGCTTAGCCTCCTCATCGCGAGCGATACGAGCCTGCTTAAGCTCCTCCTTCTGGCGATCAATCATCATAGCGGAAAGCTTAATCTCTACTTTCAGCTTATCCCTATCAAACTTGAGCTGCACCATTTCCACAACATGCAGCGCTTTGTCTGTATACGCCCGCATGCTAAGCCCAGACATATTTAGCGGTAGGTGGAACTGAGCTACGGCCGTACTACCCGCCTTGTCCAAGACAAGGTTAAACGCATAGGTTACTCCAGGCTCTACAACTTGCGGAGTTGCGGCTCCTGGGGATTTCACTTCTCTTTGCGGCTTCGTAGGCGTCATGGTTGTACTTGTCCTATACTTTTGCTAGTTGTTACCTTTGGAACTACACGGCCCGAAGACATGGGGCTAATGCAATCTTGGGCCATGGGCGCATTTGTAATACCAGAAGGTGAAAGACCCGTTAACCGGGGCTTGCGATACGCATCCTTGTTCGCTCCACCTGTGGTTTCCTCGTGCCGCCACGCTTGGTCCATCATGTACATCAACGTCTCTGATACAGAGTAAGGAACCGTATAGGTGTAAGAGTGATAGAAGAAACGATTGTCTATGCGAATACGGCTAGTATGTCCAGGAAGGTCAACGAGTAGCGTGACCTGCTCTTCCTCCAAACCTTTCTGAATACGGATAACAGAACGGGCTTTGTCCTTAAACTTAAGCTTGGCCTGCTTTACTTCTTCCTCATGGACTTCTTCCTCTATCTCAGCAAGCAACTCAGCTCGTTCTTCCTGGGACAACAAACCCTCGTAACCACTATCCTCCAACATAGGGGAAATAGTAGACTCTTTCTTAGAAATTTTGGAATAAGAATCCTGTCTGCGGACTACCATGGTACACCTTACAAGTTTGTGAAGGGGAGCGCTATATGCGCTCCCCATAGTACATTAGTTGAACGTAGCGCCATAAGCGGATACGGACTCAATGCGGCCAAAAAAGTTCTGGTTCTCAATGAGTGTACCATAGTAGGTCTTCCAACCCAACTGTCTAGTCTGGTTTAATGGATCAGACTTGTCAGCCTCTTTCAGATAGGAGAAGCTTACATCATCGAGGATCACCTGTCCATAGGCTCCCCTACCGAACACGAACGTCGGATAGACTGTTATGCCAGTAGTGTTACCAGGATAAGCAGGAGGAACCTGAGCTACCCCAAGACCTGTAATTGTAACAGCAGTGTTAGCCGGAAGCTGTATAGCCTGGCCAGTCATGGGGCCATTAGACGGACCGGAAGCACACAAACCAAGATTAGTCAATGTAGAGCCGTTCGCAGCACTCAGGTACACGTTGAACGTATAGCCTGGAACATTGGGGGTAGTAAGGGTTATAGTACCCGAAGACCCAACACTAAGCCCAGTCTGCACCGCTGCTACATAAGACTCAAATTGGTTCTGTGTATCCGAACCAGTGACCTGCACTTTATAGGTTCCACTAGCAAGGCTACCAGTAGTAGAAGCAGAAGCGGTTACAGCAGCATAACCAGTCCAAGAGGGGACCATATTAGACATGCAGAACCGGATACCCCGCCATTCTCCGAACTCATAATTGTAGAGCCGGTTAATGTCACTATATGCCAGCGCGTTAGTGATTGTGGTATCCTTGTACAAGTCCGCCATGACAAAGGGGTGCATGACACAAACGTAATGGGGCATCCCACGAGGGCTTTCAGAAGCCCTAGCACCCCCACCATCCGCTTCAAGAACCACATCCGTTTGTTCATCACCATTATATCTCGGTGCACCAAGAGCCACGAGCTGGGCAAAGATACGGTTAAACGCATCCCCTGTGATGTAGCTAGTAGTGGTGAGACTCGCACGAGCGCCTACGGCACCCACGAAGTCCACCTGAGAACCACCCATAATAGCGTTATAGCAGTTGCGCTCAAGCGTCTCCGAAATCTGAAGTGCCGTAAGCTCAATTGCTTTCTTGAACAACGGATGCTTGATAGTAAGCTCCGCAACATCGGTAATGATGATACGATCACCCCACTGCTGTGCAGTAGCAGTAATCTGTGCCAGGGTCATCAACTCACCGGGAGGGGGCGAACCTTCCGTAAGAGGCTGGAATGGCAGCGGAACACGGTTAAACCGGGTAGCCGTATAGGACGCACCTTGACCCTTGGGGAGAGTCAAGGGATCACCTAGACGGTAAACCACAAGCTGCTTACGCACGAGCGGAAGCGTTTCAGTTGCGATGTACGACTGTACGTCCGCACTGAAATTAGCCGAAGTATTGGTATTGACCACGAAATTACTCCACTTACACCCACTCTACTACGCTAGAGTGGTAGGTTTTCCAATCGCTTCCGGAGCGCTTCTTTATCTGACGAAGAGCCCCGGCGTCCTTGCGTAGAAGCACCGTCACCCCGCGAATTAACAGGCTTAGAAACTGACTTCCTATGCGTGGGTTTGGGTTTGCTGGACTGTTCTGCCATGCCTAAAGCCGCCTTACCTACGATGTTAGCCAGTATCTCTTCCCGTGGAATATTCCAACCATTAGCGCGAGACTGCTTAAGCTTAGTCTCCACCTCAGTAGCATACCGCTTATATGTCTTATTCACACTAGCCTTAGCGCTATACTGCGCCCGGTCTTCCGCGTCTCCCCGGTAGAACTGGTCCATCTGGCGCTGATAGTTAATCTGCGCCCGCAACTCCCCCAACTCGTCCGCGAGGCGTTCCTCTGGCAGCATAGCCGCACGGCGGGCCTCGCGCTCATTTTGGAGCGCATGCTGCCGCTGGGCTTCTTCCCGCTGGCGTTCACTCGCAAGCTGGTTAGCCCGTGCCTCCGCTTCCGCCGCCCGCTGGCGAGTTTCCGAAAGCTCCCGCTCGCGTGCCTGCCATCGTGTTTGACTACGCCTCTGGCGAGAGGGCTGGACCTCTACAGGGTCAGGTCGCGGTTGAGTTTCGTCCTCATCTGGTCCAGGAGGATTGTCATCCTCATCTGTAGAGTCGTCCTCATCTTCTAGTACAGCGTCGTCTTCATCCCCGTCTTCATCTTCACCAGGGAGATTATCCAGCTCGTCAATGTCGTCTTCATTATCTGCGTCCATGATCTTTTACCTTTGCGGTCTTAGTGTTCATTACCTTAATTACGGCTACCGCATCTTCCCTAAGTCCTTGCACTGCCGTGCTAGTAGCGGTCAACTGGTCTTTAGCCTCAGTAAACTTAGTGGCGGTATACTCGTGGTGTTTCTTAAGCTTATCCTCTAGCACTGCGACTTGTTCATGCAAGGTATAATACGATTCGGTTAGCTTTTCCAACTGGTTATGTGTTGAAATAAACATCCACAACACAAGAGGGATAAGTACAGCCGTGGTCATAGTGCCAAGGAATTTAAGCAAATCGTGCTCGGTAAGAACTTTAACCCTATCTATACTTGAGTGTGATACATCTACCATGATAACTCCTAGTTTCAGTGAGCCGGGCTACTGGACGGGTACAAGAGCTAAGCTAGCTTAAACCCTCACTTGCAGCCCGGCTCTTGATGCAGGGGCCGCAATCCCCACATCAATTCTTAGCAGGTGTAGATAGTTCTCTAAGTTTAGCCTCTAAGCTATCTATGATAGCACTAGTAGTCGTGTTGGAGTTTTTCACCCAATCATGCTTGTACCACTCAATCAAGGCTATGATAGCAGTACAGCCATAAACCGACAAGGCACCTGCACCAAGCACACTCCACGCACTGGGAAAGCTGGTGAGCACAAAGGAAACGAAGGCTAGAAGCCCACCCTGTACAGCAGTAACAACCTTGTGGCCAGACTGACTAATGATAGCTGTGGTGGCATTAAGCGGCACGCTAACTAACGTGGATAACTCACTCATAATCATCTCCAAAGTTACGGCACCCTTTGGCACGGGGGCGGCAGGATCGTAGTGTGGCACATACACAGCTGGCTGTATAGGCCCTATTGTACCGCTGTCCGCACGAGCTAGCGTTGTGGACCAGGACGGGTCCACCATATTCCAAAGTTTAATCTCCGCATTGCGGCGGTTTACAAGCCCAGGAATAATAGTGCTGCCCGTAGCGCGGCCGTGCACCCACCGCTTTAACTGCTCCGGTACTTGCTCAGAATGTCCATTATTAAGGACTTTAAGCAGGGTGGACTTAAGAAAGTTCCCCTCACCTACATTGTAAGCAAAAGATACCAGAGCAGTAAACTGATTGTTAGTAA